AACAATATATTGTTGAATTCTTGGACGAAGGATTTAAATACCTATTAAATGGTGACGGTATATCATTTGTTGAATTGTATTTCCAATATGTTGAGAAGATTTATAATAAACAGATTCCATTATCGAAAATTGCAAACAAATCTCGTGTTAAACAATCTGTTGAGGATTATAAGAAACATATACAGAAAGTAACGAAAGCTGGGTCATTAATGTCAAGACAAGCCCACATGGAATTGATTTTACAAAATAACTATAATGCAGGTCTTGGTGAAACAATCTATTATATTAATAACGGAACTAAGAAGTCTTCAGGGGATGTTCAGAAAATAAGTAAACCAACAAAAAAACAACAAGAGGAATATTATAATACACATGGTAAATCAATGCCAAACAATTATTTAGAGATTAGTTGTTATATGATTTCTGAAAAAGAATTAAATGAAAATCCCAATATGACTGGTGATTATAACGTACCAAGATATTTGAGTAATTTTAATAAACGTATTGAACCTTTATTGGTTGTGTTTAGTCCCGAAATTCGTAATGATATTTTAGTTGAAAAACCAGAAGATAGACAGTACTTTACAAGTAAACAATGTGAATTAGTTAATGGGTTTCCAATAAGTGAAGATGGTCAGGATAAATATGATGAGGTAATGACACTATCGGATAGTGAAGTTATATTTTGGAATAAAATTAAAAGAGACCCATTCTTTATGTACGTTGATAATAGTATCGAATTAGTTGATAAAAATTGGGTTGATTACAACCGTAAAGTATTGTTATCACAAGAAAAAAGTACTATCAGTAATGAAGATGAAATAATCAAAACAGATAATGTCGATTACGCTTATCACGCGATTGAAATGTAATTAGATTACATTATACGGTGATTGCATCGGTCTGTACTTTAAAGCTTTATTGAGATTCTCCGCCTCCATACCTTTTCTTTCGAGAACTTTATCGGGGCGGAGTCTTTCTAATCTTAACATTAATTCTTCAACCAATTTTAATTTTTCATCTTTACCTTCTGTAAGTAATGATGAGTAATCCAATTTAACTTGACTATCGGGAACTTGTAAATCACCCGAGAATTTACCCCAAATTCTTCCTAAACCTTCTTTAGAATATGCAATGAGATATTTTCTAACCCAGTTTTGTGCTGGTTTATTTAGGTCATCCCAAACTAATTGTTCGGTTTCAACATCTGAAGGTAATTTAATTATATCTTTATTTTTATCTAAACATGTATCTCTATCCATGGTATCATAATACCAATACCAAACCTGACTTCTATTATTTCGTATTGAACCAAAATCAAATTTACCGCCCGGTACATTATATAAGTGAATTACCTTAGTACTATTTGGTCCTGCGGTAATTCTATATGTTAAATCACCACCAATTAACCTATTCTTCATATTTCTATCACCCATCCTTAATAAAAGGTCAAAAGCCGGCATCATAAAAAATGAACCCGCCGTTCCTTGTTGAGCGAATCCACCCACACCACCAAACGCAACACCACCCAATCCTCCAAAACCACCCAAAAATGGGTCAACTATTGAATCGGTTAACTCGGCTCTTGAAAACCATAGAAGTTCATTTATTTCTCTACCAGCCGGTATAACGTAAGTTTGTGTATTTGCCGATAATTCAAAATAATCCTTTTTTAGTTCACTATTACCGCCCGTTTGTAAACCAACTATTTTTGAATATGCATGTGAGTATTGTGTTTCATAATCCAAACTTCTTGTTGTAAACGCTCTTGTTAATGACTGAGTATCAACATCAATACCAATTAACGATGACCATTGTGATTCAATTAACCAATCACTCACATATTGTTCATACTCCGATAAAGACAATTCCAAAAATGTATCCATCTGTTCTTCAGTTAATTCAATACCTCTAACGGGTAGTCCTAATAAATGAAAAACCTGAGTATATAATTTTTGTTTTTGTGGGTTTGTTATAATAGTAGCTGACATATTTGTTTTTATAAATAAATATCTGTATATTTTAGTTTATGATGGATATTAAAGTAGACATAAGAGAAAGACTAAAAAATATTACCATAGACCCATTGTGTAAAACATCAGTAACAAGGGAGATTATGATGCAAATACAAAGAAATAATACTTTAAAATTAAGGATTTCAAGGGAAATTAATAGGATGTTAGAGGAATTATATACTCCATTAGGTTTGTGGGGTCAAAACCCACAATCATCAGATGAGGATTTTGGTGTGTTAGATAAAGATGGTAATTGGGGAATTCAAAATGTATTTGATACAAACTATTCTTGCCAAGAGGTATTGTTTAATAGATGTAATTTATCAATTTTAAGATTATATAGAAAAAAAGGTATTGAAGATATTGAAATATCGGGTGAAACTTTTTCATATAGAAACCCAATAATTATTGATGATGAGACATTAAAAGATGAAAAAGAAACACTACGTAGAATAAATAAATTATTAATTTTAATTGATAACTATAAAAATAAAATATTTTTACCCGGTAGTGAGATATTTGACATTTTAATTAATATGTGTTCAAATACAATGTCAAGAGGAGACGAAACCCAAAAATTCTATGTTGATAACATATATGATTTCTTTGATGATATTGTTGAGGTTAAAGCATTAGGTGGTCTTGGTAATTATGATGATAGAAAAAAGGGTATTGATGTTTGGACAAAACATGGTGATGATAAAGTACTAAAACACCAAATAAAAGGTACGTGTGACTTAACATCAGTTAATGGTGGTTATTTGGTTAATTCAGCACTAAGTCAAACATCTAAATGTGATTTATACGTTTTTGTTTGTGAAGATTATAGAATTCTTATATTAAAGAATAATAAATATGAAATGGAATGGACTAAAGATGGAGTGTTCTTTCCAATAACCTTAAAAGTTAATGAAAAATTTTATACCCAATAAATTAAACGAAATTTTAATATTGTCTTCAAAAAACAATATGGAATTTGTATATCAAAAAGAAGGTGAAGAAAACTTTATTAAATTTTCAATAGAACCTGAAAGAAAAATAACGGTTAATATTGTAAATGAAAAAGATAAAAATTTAAAAAAGTTAATTAACCAAAAACTTGAGGAATTAAACCAACTCTTTAAGTAGTGACGTTGCGAAACTCTCTGAAAAATCACCGTCACCCATTACTTGGTCAATAATATTCTTCTTCTTATTTAAGATGTTATATACAATTTTCTCCATTGTGTTTTCAAATATCGGATAGTAAACTATTACATTTTTCTTTTGTCCATATCTAAACGCTCTATCTTCTGCTTGACTATGATGAGCAGGAACAAACGATAAGTCGTTCATAATTACAACTTCAGCTGCGGTTAATGTAATCCCAACACCACCAGCAATAATGTTTGAAATAAAAATCTTTATTTTATCTTCATTCTGAAATCTATCAACACTCTGTTGTCTTTTTTCTTTTGACATTCTACCGTCAAGAACAACCGAATTCTTTTTGTATTTTTCATGTAACATATCAAGGGTCATTGTGAAGTTTGTAAATACAATAACCTTTTTACCTTGTTCTAAACATCTATCAATAATTTCTGAAGTGTACTCCACTTTTTCATATGCGATAACCTGTCTAACCTTCATTAGACGATTAATGGTTATACTTATTGATTCTTTATTTTTATTGTCATTAGTAATCCTCATGAAGTCTTCCAATTCTTCATCATAGAAGGTACTTTTTAAATCTAAAAATATTGGAGTAATGATTTTATCAGGTAAATCTAATATGTCCGTTTTCATTCTTCTAAGAACAAGGTTTTTAGTTCTGTCTCTTAGTTCATCTAAATTAGTGGCTCCACCCGTATTCCAAATCTTTTTACCATTAACAGTAAATTGATATCCTCCACAGTATCTTTTTACATATGTCTGCCAATTTAACGCAATAGGTGATTGAACAATTTTAAGAATGTTGTAATAGTTTATCGGTCTCGATGTCATCGGTGTCCCCGTTAATAACCAAACCTTGGGTATTTTATCAACAATATCATTAATTAATTTAGTTCTTTGTGCGGTTGGGTTTGAAATATAATGAGCCTCATCAATAATAACTAAATCAAATTTTTCTTTAAGTATCGGTTGACGGATTTCTTCACCCAATGCAACTGATTCCATTGAATGGTAATTTTTAATTATATCGTAATTTATAATGTAATAATCAAAAGTCGAACCCCATTTTTTACCTTCAACTATTAATGTTTTTTTATCAGAATAGTTTTCAATCTCTCTTTGCCAGTTAATCTTTAAAGAAGCGGGACAAATAATAAGAACCTTCTTTGCTCCACTTTCCATGGATGCAATGATTGCGGATGTTGTTTTACCAAGACCCATATCATCAGCAAGGATATATCTATCGTTCGCTAATAATTTTTCAATGGCCACTTTTTGGTGTTCCATTGGTGGTCTCTTTGAATATGGAGAATAATCAACTTCTCTATTTAATTTTTTTTCTTCTTGAATTATGGATGATTTGGGTATCCACATTGTGTAATTTTTTTCACTATCGGTTACTCTACCCCAAATATGATATGCCTTATCACTCTCACATAATAATTTTTCACACCATACTTTTTCCGGTACTTTTGGAAGATGTTTATCCTCCATTAATTTTTCACCAAAATTTGATGCAACGTTGATATACTTTTTTGCAACACGAGGTATTACCTCATGGTACTTAATCACGTATTCAGCTTGTGGACGAGTTAACTTAAAATTCTTAACTTCTAAAAACTTTTTTTTGAATTCTAATAACTGATTATTAAAACCCTCATAGTTTGCTAATATGTCCCTCGCCTCTATTTCAGGTATGGTACTTTGCATATATTCCTAAATATAACGAAATAGAATCAAAAATGGAACTATTTATTGGTATGAATAATAAATTACCAATTACGAGAATAAGTAAATTTTTCTCCCAAGACGACTTTGATTTAAATGTTAGAATGGGTGAGGAATACTTACACGGTGATTTAGGTATGAAATTGGTATTATTTAGGGTTGATAGACAAAAAACCGATACCGATGAAGTCTATGGTGAAGTGGGTAAAGATGATATTAAATTTTTACCTCCTGTTGAATTTTTCGGATTGGTTAAAGTTGAGGAATCAAAAAATAACAGTTATACCAAAGGTTTAAATAGATATTTGGAACCTGGTAATATGACAATATCGGTTTACCTAAACCATTTAGAAGAATTAAAAATAGATATTAGATATGGTGATTACATTGGTTATCCTGAATCTGAAGAGAAAATAAGATATTATACAGTTTCAAATGATGGTAAACTAACCGCAGATAATAAACACAATATGTTTGGTTATAAACCATTCTATAGAACAATACTTTGTGTTCCGGCACAAGAAACAGAATTTAGAGGAATTTAATTATGGGATTACCTAAAAGAAAAAATAATATACAAGTTTACGGTAAAATCGAAAATGAGGAGGGTTCTATCATTGGTAGAAGAAAAGAGTTATTGGAAAGAATAACAAAATCTGACACCTATTTACCCGATTCTGTTTTGCACGATGACCTTGATTTGGGTATGCTTGATTTTGTTAAAGAAAACTTCAAAGTTGTATCTGACGGTAATCAAATCCCTATTATCCCTAAAATATTAACAATACAAAGATGGGGTGAATTTACAAATAATTGGACATTTTCGGATGATGATGGTAATATTAAATTACCATTTGTTGCCATAGTTAGAAAACCCGATGTTCAATTTGGAACAAATCCCGCAGTACAAAGAACAATTCCTGATAGAAGAGAATTTTTTTACGCTAGTGTTCCAACATGGGACGGTAATCAACTCGGTGCTGACATTTACAAAATACCACAACCAATTGCAGTAGACATCACTTTTGATGTAACAATTGTTTGTACAAAATTTAGAGACATAAACAAATTTAATAAGGTTGTTTTACAAAAATTCTCATCTCGCCAATCATATACGTCCGTAAAAGGTCATTACATACCCATAGTATTGGATAGAATCGAAGATAATACTCCAATGGATACTTTGGATGGTAGAAGGTTTTACATCCAAAATTACACCTTTACAATGTTAGGATTCCTAATTGATGAAGAGGAGTTTGAAGTTAAACCGGCAATCAATAGAATTTTAACTATGGTGGAGACTGATTTAAGGTCAAGTAGTACCCCAAGACCCGAAATTAATTTATCAATAACAAGTTCATATTCGAGGGGTTCAATTGTTTCACAATATTCTGTAGTAGCATCACGTAAAGTTGATAAAACAGTTGAGATTACATTTGACGATATATTAGGTCTCACAACCGGTGGTACAGTAACAATACCGGTTAAATTATTTATAGAACCTAAACAAATTTCAGGAACTACTGAATATACGGTTGATGGTGTTTATTCAAATTTAAATCTAACAAATACTTTTAGTGGATTAACGGTCAACACAATAGGTAGAAGTAATTTTGATTTTAACACGACTAACACATCTATATTTCAACATATTCCAACCCCAACACCAACTATTACCCCAACACTAACTATTACCCCAACTCCAACTATTACCCCAACTCCAAGTAGTCCTTAAAAATTAATCTCCGTAGATATCTTTTTTCTTTGGTATTTCAATGGATTTATCTTCTTTACAAGTTTCATCAATCCACTTCTGAACAATTTTATAAATTTTTAATCCTTTTTTATCGCAATATTCTTTTAACATCTTGTGATGTTTCTCACTAACCTTGATGTTTTTGGTGGTATTTTCCATGATAAAGATAAATATTGACACTAAAAGATAAATTAGTGTCTATAAGTATATTTTTTCAAAAAATCAAGTAAATCTTTGCTAAAAACAAAGATATTTATAGAAAAGTAATAAAATAAATTAACCAAACAAGAAAAAAATGGCAAATTCAAATAGAGTATTTGTGTCTCCAGGTGTGTACACATCGGAAAAAGATTTATCATTCGTAGCACAAAGTGTTGGGGTGAGTACATTGGGGTTAGTGGGTGAAACTTTAAGAGGTCCCGCTTTCGAACCAATTTTAATAACAGATTTCGATGCGTTCAAATTATATTTTGGAGGTACATCACCTGAAAAAGATGGTAATAACAATCCAAAATATGAACTACCTTATGTTGCAAAAGCATACCTTCAAGAATCTAATCAATTATTCGTAACAAGAATTCTTGGTTTAACAGGATATAAACCAGTTAAAACATTCGCGATTCAAACAATCGGTGGTGTTGAGGTTGGTTCATTAAGTGGAACCACATCAGGAACAACAATTCCATCAACAACAGGTATTACAGGTAGTACTTTCTACACTTTCTTATCAGATAAGAAAGCTTATGATGGTAACACAATTACTGACTACATTGTTACAAACTTTAGTGGTAACACTTCAAGTAATAATAACGATTGGTTTGTTTTGGGTAATGTACCGTTTTCAGGAACATCAGGTTTAACTGGTACTGAGGTTATCTCACCATTGACAGGTTTGGACAATGCAAATAATTACAACTCAAAAGAGTGGTACAATACATTAGTTAATACGGCGGGTGATGAAGTTTACTCATACCTATTCGTTTATAATAGTGGAACAAGTAGATTCAATGTTACAGAATACACATATAATGCAACTACATATAGTGATTATGATGGTCAAGTTGTTGTTGCTTTCAGGTCAAGAGGTTCATACGCTGGTCAAACTTTAAATTTGGAAGTTACTGCGAACTCTAACTTTAATATTTCTGGTTCAGATTTAGTGGTTAATCCATTAGCTGAATTTACACTTAATGTAACAGGTTCAACAAGTGGAGCTAAAACATTTACTTGTAGTTTAGATACGTCATCATCAAAATATGTTACAAAAGTTTTAGGTAATAGTGTGTATGATAAATCAAAAACTGATATTCCGATTTATGTTTATGAATCTTACCCAAATTATTTATTAAAAGCGTTTCAACAAGGTTATATTAGAGGTATCAGTTTAACTGAGGTATATAATACAGAAAACAATAACTTCTTAACAGAATGGGATACTCCAATGTCACCGACTGTTGTTTCTGAAGTTAGAGGTGGTAACGTTGCAGATTTATTTGAAGTAATTACAATTTCTGACGGTGAGGGTGCTAACACACAACTTAAAATTATGGTCATGAACATTGATATTGATACATATGAATTTGACCTTTTAGTTCGTGAATACTACGATACTGATGACAATATGGTTGTTCTTGAGAAATTTACAAGATGTTCAATGAATCCGGATGTTCCGGGTTATATCGCTAAGAAAGTTGGTACATCAGATGGTGAATATGAATTGAATTCAAAATACATCATGTTGAATATGGCTAGTAATCACCCAACAGATGCTTACCCTTCAGGATTCAAAGGTTTTGTGAATAACTCAAACTTTGGTGGTAGTACTGTAGGTTCTGTTATGTACAAAACGGAGTACTATATTGCTGGTGATGTAACGGGATACAATTCTGATGGTTCACCAATTACAACTTCAGGTGACACAATTAGAAAAGTATGTTTAGGTTTCTCAACTCAATCAGGTTATGATGATGATTTGTTAAAATACAAAGGTAAGGCGGCAACAGATACAACTAAAGGTTTCCACTTATCAACAAACGCATCAACAATTACAGGTACAACATATCTAACAACACCATACGATTTAGAAGGACAAACAGGAGCAGATAATTTCTTAACAAATATCAACAACCGTAAATTTACATTAGCATTATGTGGTGGATTTGATGGTTGGGATATCTATAGAAATGTAAGAACCTATGGAGATAGTTATATCTTCGGTAAGAAAACTTATGTTTCAGGTAACACAGCTAATGGTGGTGTGTTCAGTACAGTAGCAACAAGTCCAAACTCTGACTACTATTCATACATTAAAGGTATTGATACTTTTGGTAACCCTGAAGCTGTTGATATCAACATATTCGCAACACCGGGTATTAATTTCTATGACCATAGTTCATTAACTTCTTACGCAATTGATATGGTTGAACAAGATAGAGCGGATTCACTTTATGTAATTGGTTCACCAAACTACAGTACAGTTGATGAGGTGGTTGGAGCTTTAGATGGTGTGGCAATGGATACAAACTATTCGGCTACTTACTTCCCTTGGATTCAAATTAGAGATGTGGATAACGCAACTCAACTTTACATTCCACCAACAGGTGAGGTAGTAAGAAATATAGCGTTAACAGATAACGTATCATTCCCATGGTTCGCAGTCGCTGGTTATTCAAGAGGTTTGGTTAATTCAATTAAAGCAGTTAAGAAATTAACACTTGATGAAAGAGATGAACTTTATAAAAACAGAATTAACCCAATTGCAACATTCTCTGATACTGGTACAATTATTTGGGGTAACAAAACACTTCAAGTAAGAGAATCAGCACTTGATAGAATTAACGTAAGAAGATTGTTATTAAGAGCAAGAAAATTAATTTCAGCAGTTGCAGTTAGATTGATATTTGAACAAAATGACGAACAAGTTCGTAATGAGTTCTTGAGATTAGTAAATCCAATATTAGACGCAATTAAGAGAGAAAGAGGATTATTTGATTTCCGTGTAACGGTTTCTAGTGACCCAGCTGATATAGATGCAAATACATTGAGAGGTAAAATCTTTATTAAACCTACTCGTTCACTTGAATTTATTGATGTTGAATTCATTATTACACCAACAGGGGCTTCGTTTGATAATATTTAATAAAATAAAATAAAAAGGGAAGGTGTAAAAACCTTCCCAACTTATATGTTCCACAAGAAACAAAAAAAGTATAAAAAAAATAAAATTATATTACCCAGTATTTATGCTCCAGTATACTAGAACTAGTATTTTATTATCTAGTAATCTTTTAACTAGTTTTAATAATCTAGTTAATTTATTTCTAGTACTGGATACTAGTATAGGAAAAAATACGAAATTTTTTTGACATAATCAAGTATTTCGTAAAAAAAAATTATTTTTCAATAGTTGTATATTTATAGGTAAGGTAAATAAAAAAAAATTAAAAACAAAATATAGACATGGCAGATTTATTAATGAAAATGCCGGTTCCATACGAACCGAAAAGAGTTAACCGTTTCATACTTAGATTCCCTTCTTCATTGGGTATCAACGAATGGTATGTGGCATCAACGGCTAGACCAAGTGCAAAAATCAATTCAGTAGCAATACCATTCATCAATACATCAACTTATGTTGCTGGTAGATTCGAATGGAATGAACTAAGAGTAACATTTAAAGACCCAATTGGACCTTCAGCGTCACAAGCGTTGATGGAATGGTTCCGTTTACATGCGGAGTCTGTAACAGGTCGTATGGGTTACGCTGCTGGTTATAAGAAAGACATTGAATTGGAAATGTTAGACCCAACGGGTGTTGTTGTTGAGAAATGGATTCTTCAAGGTACATTCTTAACTGACTTGAACTTCAACGAACTTGATTATTCAAGAGATGATATTGCAACTATCACAGCGTCTTTACGTATGGATAGATGTATTCAAGTTTACTAATTTTATTATCAGTATTTTAAGTTTTTTACCAAAATACAAATGTCTATTTATATTATTAAGGGTCTTCCATATGGAAGACCTTTACTTTTATATTGAAGTTTCGTAAATTGATATAGTTATAAATAAAACAAATTTATGGAAGAATATAGAATTGACCCCACGATTGCATATGATGTCGTGGAATTACCTTCAAGAGGTATTTTTTACCCAAATAATAAAAAATCACTAAAGGTTTCTTATTTGACGGCTGCGGATGAAAATATTTTAGCGGCACCAAATTTAATTCAAACAAATTCAATTGTTACTGAACTATTAAAAAGAAAAATTTTGGACAGAGATTTTCCAATCGAAGATATGACTGAAGAAGATAAACAAACTGTTTTGATTTTTCTTAGAAATACCGCATTTGGTTCAGAATATAGTGTTACCTTAACCGACCCAAAAACTGATTTAGAATTTAAAGCTAATATTGATTTAAGTAGTTTAAATTTTAAACCTTTTGATTTGGTTCCGGATAGTAATGGTGAATATCCATATTTTATGGAAAAATCTAAAATTGGTATTACTTTTAAATTTTTAACACCAAAACAAGAAAATGAAATATCAGAAATTCAAAAAAGTTGGAATGGTAGTGGATATGCTCCAGTTATCACAAAACAATTAGAAATGATGATTAAATCTGTTGAGGGTAATAAAGACCAAATGAACATTAGAAACTTCATTGAAAAATTACCAATTAAAGATTCCCAAGACTTTAAAAAATATGTTTCAGAACATAGACCAGGTGTAGACCTTAAACAAACAACAAAAACCCCATCAGGAGAAGATATCCAATTTTATATTGGGTTTGGGGTTGAGTTTTTTCGCCCTTTCTACGGACTATAAGAAAAACCAACTTTCAGAAATTTTATTCCTCGTTAAACGAGGATTCTCTTATGGGGACATAAATTCTATGCCAATTTATATAAGAAGATACTATATTGATTATATTTTGGAAATAGAAAACCAACAGTAATCTATTTATATGTATGGCAAAAGATTTATCAAAATTAGCGAAAACCGCAAGTATTTCTGAATTTGAACAAGAATGGTGCGCACAACAAACCCCTCCTATAACATACGGGGCCATGACTTCTACTGACCATACGAATGCGGGTGCCGCTTACAATTACTATAAAACATTTAAAGATAATGGTAGTAATAATAAAGAAGGTAGTTTTATGGGTAAGTTGGTCGGAGTTGCTGCAGATTTAGCTAAAACACAAGAAGTGGATAACTCATATTCTGGTATACAGGATTCTTATATTAAAGCTAATGAAGCGATTAGTTCCTTAATTAATTCGGAAGGTAAACTTAACGATGTAAAGGTAATTGGTTCCAATTTAATAAAAGGTACATACGAAAGATTTTTAGGATATTTAACAGAACAAACCGAACTACTACATCAAGTCAATGAGGGAACTAGTTTAACGGGAAAACTATCTGAGGGTGTTAGAGAAGAATTAACTAATAGTAGTGTTCCTCTAATGAAATATAAGATAGGGTTTCAAGAAATTGTTACAGCATCTTTAGATTTAACAAAAACAACAAGTAAATTTAATTTAATTAATAGTGAAACATGGGACAAAGTTGGACAATCAGCTAAAGCATATGTTGGGACATTATCAGATTTAACAGCAATGTTACCTGCTTTTGAAAAAATTGGTTATGGTGCTAGTGATACTGCAAAACAAATTCAAATTTCAGGTCAAAGAATGATGAAACTTGGTTTAGATTCTAAATCAATGTTAAAAGAAGTTGGTGGAAGTTTAGATAAAATTAATCAATACGGATTTAAAGATGGTGTCCAAGGTTTGGCTAATATGGTGACCAAAGCAAAGGAATTTAGAATGTCAATGGAAGAGACTTTCACAATTGCAAATAAAGTTATGGACCCAGAGGGTGCAATTGATATGGCGGCTAATTTACAGGCAATAGGTGGTGCGATTGGTGATTTGGGAGACCCATTAAAAATGATGTATATGGCCACAAATAATGTAGAGGGTATACAAGACGCATTGATTGGTGCTGCTCAATCTTTAGCGACATTTAATAAAGAAGGGGGTAAATTTGAAATAACCGGTATTAATATTAGGAAAGCCAAAGCAATGGCTGACCAAATGGGTATTTCATATAAGGAACTAACTCAAGGAGCGGTAGCTGCGGCTGAAAGGTCATCAGCGGCTATGTCAATGTTATCGAATGGATTAAAATTGGATAAAGACCAAACAGACTTAATTACTAACCTCGCCCATATGAAAGATGGTAAAATGGTAATGGAAGTTCAAGGAGATAAAATGAGGGAAATACTTGGTCTTAAAAAGGATGTTAAAGAAGTTGCATTAGAGGAATTAACACAATCACAAGCGGAGTCTTTAGCTGAATATCAAAAAAGAGAATCTGAAAAAACACCTGAAGATATTATTAGGGGACAAGCAACCAACATTGAATTAGTAACAAGGGATGTAAATTATATTTTAAGACTATTAACTGTTGAGTCCGGAAAAGCCGGAAAAAACACAATGAAAGCGTTGGGTGTTGATTTTGATGTTATTTCAGGTGAATCAAAAAAAATGAGAGAGTCAGCAAAAGGATATGTCCAAGCGGCATCCGATGACGTTAACTCAAAGTTAAACACAGTAATTACAGATAAAAAGGCAAAAGTAGATGGTGTCACATCAAAAGGTGCCGATGTTAATACCCCCCCTGATAAAAATAATGAAAACCTTACATCAAATAATAATCAGAATAAAGATAGTACACTTAGTATTAACTTCAAGTCAGATGTTAACATGAATAAATTAGCGGGTGGATTATTAGAAATGCCAGGATGGAGTCAAAGTATAATGGATGCGTTGAACCCAAATGAATATAATGGACCGTTTACCACAATTAAAAGAGTATAATAATAATATAGAAATTAAAAAACATCTATTTATAAAGTAAAACATAAATGCCAACTTATTTAGATTTTGATACCAGTAGGAATAAATCGGGAATACCTGACTCCAAGGAAGGTTTTAGAGATTACTTAATCGCTAGAACTCTTAAAGTACCTAATGGACCTCAGACTTTCACTAGTACGAACTATGAGGTACAAACACTAAGGGATATGCCAAACGTTGACCCGGGTGACGTAAAAACAAACTTTGCAATTTATTATGGTAATTCTGCGGGTAATAATTTATACTTACCACCAAATAGTACAATAGAAGAATATATCGATACGTCTTTACCTGCTTTACAATCATTATATAATGGTATGTTATTTGCTGGGTATGTTGATTCGTTTGAACCTCAAACAACTAATTTAATTAGTATAATGACGGGACAGAACTTTGATGAAGATTCAAAGTTAATGAAATTTGCCACAAGTAACATTAGAGATAATAGCCAAGGACCTGTTTTTGCAAGAATACAAAGGAATTTAGAGGCGGCAACCGTTGGTAGAGTTAGACTTATTGATGCGTTGAATGGAAATACCTCAACTGCTTTAAATTTAATAACAGGTAGAGAACCATTAGTTGAATTTAATAATAGAATTACCGTATCATCAACTTTATTAGGTAAAGGTATAGATTTTTTACAAACAGTAGCAGGTACACAATTACCTTTTAGTGAAATACCCGGTGATTATTTAACAAACCCAAGAAACCCAATACAAAATAGACCAGAAGCTAGAACACAAGCGGGAGCTATTTTACAAGATATCACAGGAGCAATTGGTTCAATGGTTGGAATACAAAGAAGACCAAAACCGGGAAGAAAACCTTCCGATTTGTTTATTGAATATATGGGTCAAGGACCTAAACAAGTGTTATTTGATTTATTAACATATTCAAAATATGCACCTAACTATACCACAACGGCTAGGTCACAACAATCATCTAAAATATTTCAATTTGCAGATAGAGTTGGGGAAGGCATCAAAAATTTATTAGGTCTCGAAGCGCCAAAAGGTGAGGCTTACATGGGTGATGATAGAAGTAACGACGTTAAATATACAATGTCAGACTTTAACGACAATATGGTTAAAAGTAGTTACTATCTTAGTTTAATGTTTGACCCCGTGGCTGCTGAATTATTTGAAAGAAAAAGAAACATTTCACAAGGTGGTCAGATTGGTGGTAAACTAACATGGATTAGCCGTAACTCAATAAATAAATTAGGAGTAAATAATGCTGAATGGGGAGATGAATCTGGAAAATTAAACGATTCACTTTCTACCAAATTTACATTTAGACCCGATTCATTATTAGATAAAACACAACAACTTTTGGATTCTATGCCAAAAGGTGGTGAAGGTTCACGTACTCACGTTGGTAACGTAATTGACCAAACAAGTAGAATATTCAAGGAAGGACAGACAGTAATGTCAAGAGGTTCTAATATTAAGTATGTAGATAAATTTTCAGGAGAAGAAACTGGAGTTGAATACTGTAGAGTATGGACAAAAGACAGGTCATATATGAACTATTCTGATACCATGAAAAGAACCGCAAATATTAGAAAATTTGACGATAGTGTTTTGGGAGGAGATAGTAGAGTTTGGAACATAAATTACGCCCCAATGTCAGACGGTAAAGCAACTTTTCAAGGGGTATCTACAAACATAATTAAACAAGGTGATGGATTCTATGCTAAAAAATATATGTTCTCAATTGAGAATTTAGCTTGGAAAACATCAAATACACCGGGATTTACTTATAACGATTTACCATATTGTGAAAGAGGAAATAACGGAGGTAGAGTTATGTGGTTTCCACCATATGATTTAAAAATTAGTGAAAATAATAGTGCAAGATGGACGGATAACACCTTCTTAGGTAGACCCGAACCAATTTATACGTATCAAGATACAAGTAGAACAGGTCAGTTATCATTTAAAGTGGTTGTTGACCACCCAAGTATTTTAAACTTATTAGTTAGAGAAGAGTTTAAAAACATGAGTGATGATGAGGCTGAGAATTACATAAATGCGTTTTTCGCTGGTTGTATAGATTTAGATTTTTATGCGTTAATTAGAAAATATGCAAATTTAGATGCTAGTGATATTTCATTAATTAAATCATTTTTAAATAATAATAAAGAACCCGATACGATATTACAATATATGCCGGCGGTTGATAGTCCTGTTAATGTAGACCCATTACAACAAATGTTCAACGCAACTGGTTCTGGTGATAATACGGGGGGAAAAGGAGGAGCAAAAGACATTATATTAAAATATGCAAATGATATACCAGGACCAAATTTACAAACATTAGTATCACCGAAGAAATATAGTGATTTATTTCAATCATATTCGGGGCAATCTTTAACATATCAAAATACACTTGGTACACTTCTACAATTTATGACGGGTAAAACCGATACTCAAATTATTAAAGAAACCGGATATATTTTTGGTTCAAAAAAAACAAATGGAGCAACACCACCTGTGGTGTCATTTACAGATAGTGATGTAACTGAACAAAAAAATCTATTAGCAAAATATTTTACGGACGCACAAACAAATTATGAAACATTTATTAAAACATTAAGTGAAATAAAAACTAATTTAAATGGTAAGACAGCTCAAGATATAACAATAAAAATTGAATCGTCATGTTCATCTGTTAATACTGACGATTATAATGCAAAACTTTCATTAAGAAGAAGTCATAGTATAATACAAGATGTATTTGATAAAATTAAAGCTTCGGGTTCTAACCCCCAAATAGACTGGATTAATGATATAAAACCAGTTAATAAAACTAATTCAGATAACGATAAAGTTGTGATACCCGAATTGAGGGAAATTATACTCGGTACTCCAATGCAAGTTAAAAAAGAATATACATTTAAATCTTTAGGTTATGATTATGAAGGTAAAATAATAATTGATACTTACAATTATGGTGAAAGTTTTAACGGAAAAGGACCTGAAGAAATATGTAGAGGAAAAGAATTTATAAAAACAATAGTTAATGGAAAAAGTTTAAAAGAATATTCACCCATTGCGTTTTATTGTAGACAATCTAAATTTAGTGCTGATTATAAAATAACACCAATACCCGAACAACCAAAACCAACACCAACACCTGAACCGGTTAAACCTGTAACTATAAATGTGCCGGGTAGACCATCAAGAAAACCGGCAATTGACCCAATGAAGAGAGTCATTATGAAAACTCTTTCTGAGTGTCATTACTTTAAAAAACTTGAGGAGGAATCACCACTTCAATTTAAATCTTTAAAGGAAAAATTAAAATATTTTCACCCTGGATTCCACTCAACTACACCTGAAGGATTAAATGCTAGATTAACATTTATGCTTCAATGTATAAGACCCGGTGATACCATACCTGTTAAGGGAATAGCTGACCAAACGGATGTCGCTGCTAGAAATACTTCTTTCGGTCCACCACCTGTTTGTGTTTTAAGAATTGGTGATTTTTATCACTCTAAAATTATTATTAGAGATGTAAACATTTCATATGATGAAGGTGTTTGGGATTTAAATCCTGAAGGAATTGGTGTACAACCAATGATTGCAACGGTAACATGTTCAATTGCATTTATTGGCGGTCAAGGATTATCAAAACCGGTTGAAAGATTACAAAATGCGTTATCATCTAACTTTTTTGCAAATACAGAAATGTATGATGAAAGGTCAATCGCAACAAATGAAACAATTGGAGGTGAAAAAGCGGATAAGTTTACTAGAGAATTTTTACAAAGTCTACCTCAAATAAAAGAACAATCACCAAGTACTGACCCCAATGCTAATACAGATAATATTAATGAAAGTTATATTGCTGCAGGACAAAATGGACTTGATTTAATATATACAAAGAATGTTGAAGAAGTGTTTACAAATACCAAGAACTATTTTGACAAGTATGTTAGTACGTATGATAATGTTGTTACAAAATACGGTACCGAAATTGGTTCATTACTATTACACCCAGATTATAGAGAGATAAATAAGTATGATGTTTATACATCAACAAGTTTAACTCCGGGAAAAACATTACAGTTATTTGGATTAACAAAAAAAGGTGCTGAAGTTACTGAATTTTTGGGTAAATTTAGAAAGGGATTAGATAAATTTATCGATAATTCATCGACAACTTATTTATGTGAAATGTTAGGTTTTGATAAAGAACTATCCGGTTCAAAACTAACTGATATGAATCAAAACATATTAAAACCATTTTTTAAAAAATTAATTGAGACAACATTAGATGAAATTAGTAATGGAAATCTATTAACAGAAATTGAAACAAACAGAAATAGTTTGGTTAAGTCTCTTGATAGTGTTAATTTCATTGTGAAATTCGCAAAAGACACTTACGTTGAGACACCAAAAGTAACATCATCCACATTATCTGGTTTTACATCTGATTTAATATACAATGAGTATAAAACATGTATTGAATATATTGAAACAAATACACCAAAAATGTATGAAGATTTAACAAGTACAATTAATGTAGTTAATCCTTCAGTCGGACAACCAGAATTTGAAAAGATAATGAAACAATTACTTTTTACAAATTACACAGTAATTCAAAATTATTTTAACAATAAACCATCGGCACCATATAGTGGTTTATTAAAAATAGATAGTGGTATATATTCTGAAAAAGATGTAAAAAAATTATTAAAAAGAGTTGAGAAATTCAACGAACCAACAGACAAAAAGAAATTTAAATTTACAACCTTCAAAAGTAGAAAAAGTAGTAAAGAAATTAAATTTAAAATAAATGTAACCGCAACAGAAACTGATAATACAATTATCGCAGAATCAAAAAAAGTACACGCAAAAAATTTAGAGGCGGAGGATAATAAACTTAATTACTATAGAAAAACATAATGAGTAGAGAATATTTTGATAGATACCAATTTTTTATTGATGATGGTAAATTTAGGATAGTTCCTGGATTGGAATTACCTATTAAAACAACGGACAGGTATGTTTTTTATAAAAGAGGTAAAGATAGGTTAGATAAACTTTCACAAGATTATTATAACACACCAATATTTGGTTGGTTAATTTTAATGGCTAACCCAACTGTTGGAAGTATTGAGTTCACAATTCCTGATAATTCTTTAATGAGAATACCATTTCCATTGGTTGTATCTTTACAAGATTATAAAAGAAGTGTAGAATTGTATAACCTATATTATGGAGAACAATAAAGATTTATCAAATAGTGAGAACATACTTGTAAAAGTAGACCAAAATAACCTAATATATGTTGACCCAAATAGTGTTGTTGATAATAATGGAATTATTCAACCTAGAGGTATAAAGCAGGAAAATTTGGTAATGTTCGTTAACTTGGAGGCTGATTTAGTTCCGAGAACGACTCTTATTGCTGATGGTGGACAAGGAAACACTCTTCTTAGTATAGCAAAAGGAAACTTTAATTTTTTAAAAAATCAAACGGGGGACGGTAATTTTGATACATCATGGTCTGAAGCGTATAACCCCGCACAACCTAGAGATGCCAATGGGAATGTAAAAAATTTTGACCCCAATCAATTTATAGATGATTCTGGACAAAGTTTTGGTATTGATTCCATTTCTATATCGGTAAAAGGTGCAAATTTCACCCCTCAAGTATCGGTAAACTTTGTTGACGTGAGAGGTAAAACATTATTTGAATCAGCAAAAGATTCACCATATAAGGCGTTTTTTCATCTTCCATGGCCAATATTTTATTTAACCGTAAAGGGTTATTATGGTAAAGCGATTAGGTATCGTTTACATATGACTAAATTTACATCTAAGTTTAATGAATCTAACGGTAATTTTGAGGTGGCGACTACATTTGTAGGTTCTACTTTTGCATATTTAAACGATATTCCACTATCCGCAATTGTTAACTGTCCATACATGTATATGGTTTCAAAAACAGAAGATAAAAAATGGAACGAATCAACGGGAAGATATACTAAAAATATTGATAGAACTTCAAGAGGATACTCAATATTAAAATCAATATATGAACAATATGAAAGTAGAGGATTAGTTCCGAAAGGTACATTTATAAGAGGTAATGAACCGGTTAAAACATTAAAAGACATTGGATATATTGCAGAATCTTTAGATAAGATTTTAGAAAAACAAATTTTTAACGGTGTCGTTGACATGAAGGTATTCCAAGGGATAAAAGAAATTGGGGATACTTTAAATTTATTTGAATCTCAAATAAAAGCTTGGGCAAAAAAAAACCTATCAAACACCGAATATGTTACATATACGAAAAAAAAATCACAAAGCTTTTTAACATTGGAAAGATTGGCTGAAATAACACCAAACGAACTTGTAGAAGAATCCGGTGCGGGTGTGTATAATATCGATGAATATTGGTATTATTATAACTCTGATGAAATTAAATCAAAAAATGACACAACAAAGTTATTGGGAAAAGACACACCAGGTACTTTAGAACATATTATTGAATCTAGAACCAAAGAACTTAATAGTTCTGCATTATTAACAAACGATATAAAGAAAGATAATAATAAACCTGCAATAGATAGAAGTAAGGTTAGGGCGGATTTTAAAAAGGTCGCATTAAAGAAAATCAAAGGTATATCCGATTATTATAAAAAAATTGAAAATGGTGTAATATTAGTTGGTATTGATAATTTAATTTCCGATATACATGAGGTGATTAAATCATTTGAAGAACAAAGAAATATTCTTGAGGATGATGTTGAAAAACAAATGAACACCATCATTAAAGACCCTAAACAAGGATTTGGTTTTGAACCTACAATAAGAAACATTTTTGCAATACTTTTAGCAAATGCTGAGGTTTATATTAGATTAATGAAAGATGTCCATGGTAGGTCATTTGATTCCTCAAAAGAAAGAGCAAAAATTATTGGTAACCTAAGTAAAGAAAATAAAGGTGACGCAATATTTCCTTGGCCTGAAGTTAGAAAACCCGTATCCATGGGTAAACAGAATGTTGTTGCATATCCCGGTGAACCCGAACTTATAGAAAAACTAAAATCAAGTAATAAAGTTTTATGGCCTGAAGTTGAATTTGTTGAGGAGTTTATGAAAATTGTTACGGGTAGGGTAGATTCTAACGTTAAAAAAGAACCTACAGTTAATGAGATTCAATTTTTGTTTGAATCTGATATTGATTATTCAACAATAAACGATATTTCCGGTGTGGATATTATTACTGACGTTGCTCCATATACTGATAAAACAAATGCATCTTTTGTTTATGAAATATACGAAAGAGCAAAATATTTAACTCTATTTGATTCTTTTAATACTGACCTTTTACGTCTATTAGTAAAAGAAGAAAAAAGAAACATTGAAACTATAATTAAGGATGATACCGATTTAATTAATTTAGTTAAAAAAATGACTGGAATACCAAGTTTAATTAATGGTGTAAGGTCTACGGTCATACCAAATGGAACAACAACGCCAACAGAACAAATAACATTTAATGGTCTTTTACCATCATTATCTCCTTACGAAAGATTTAATTACTTTAGAGACCATATACCAACAACAGGGTATATCGCAGATGTTGTTGATACACCGTTTAAATTTGAAAACAATGAAAGATTAGGTACCGAGAAGTCTATTGATTCAGAAGATAAGATAAATGAAATATTAAAAAACTATGAACCTGAAAAATATAGACCAAACATTTATCCTTTTAATTCAAATACTTATTTGGGTTATTTAAAAAAGAACAGTACGGCGAACCCTAAAGTTACTGGTTCAACATTTACAATAGATGATTTAAAGTACGAAGGAACATCAAACGAGGGAATATATCGTGTTGACTCAACAGTAGGATTTATAGTGACACCAACAAATCCCGAATCGTGGATTGAAAAACGATTTGTGGATAATATGTTCAGAAAACAACTGATTAATAAAGATGGTACAACAACAGTTAGCATTTTAAATACACCATATTTCCATAAACAATTATACTCAGATTTTAATAAAGATGAACAATATGGAAAATATGCTGGTTCGGCGTACTTACTTCTAAATTCGTTACCGTTTTTAAATTTAGACGATAAAATCACGTTTGATAATAAAACAATTTTAATGTCATCTCTTTTTAGAGAAATATCATCAACACACTTTGTTCCTTATCATTTATTATTAAAATGGGGTTCAATCTACCATAGGTATAAGAAAGAACTATTAGACGGTGTTGACATCCTTGATGGGTTTTTAAATTCAAGTAACATCACCCAACCAATAAACGGTAATTTATTTTTTAATTTAAATCAAACAAACGCAACATATGTGTCGGCATCCGGCGCTACAAGTGTCGGAACAACCGTAACCGTACCATCAACTACCGGATTGATTACCGGTATGACTGTAACTGTTACTTCGGGTACGGGTTCTTTTGTTCCAAATACGATAGTAACAAGTATTCTTGGAAGTACAAGTTTTATTGTGTCATCAACACCAATAACACCATTATCGGGAACTGCAGTGGTTTCGGGTTTTAGTAATAATCTAACTACATTTAGTATTACACCAAGAGAGAACACAACAACGGGAACAACCGTTAGTGTTATTCATTCTGGTAACACAAATGTTGGTATTAGTCCAGTATATCAGGCGTTGTACAATCAAATAGTAAAAGGTTATGTAACATACGATATAATATCGGGTAACACATCATACAACTCTAGAACGAACTCTGGCCATATTTTACATACAAAGAACAAACCGTCAAATGATATTAATTATTGGTCAGTTATTGCCGATAACTCAAAATACAATTCAACTGATTTAACATATACGTTATTACCTTCTAATGGTAATTTAAATGAAAATTATTTAGGTATTTATAACAATTCAAATTTACCTGAAAACTTTAGTGATGCTGAACAAAATAACTTTAGAACAATTTGGTTTCAAGATGATGCAATAAGTGATTCTTTTTCGGGAAAAACATTTGCATCATATTCTCAATACCCAAGAAGTATAGACTTGATAAATAATGATTACGATGATAAATTTTCTGTTGATACAAATTACAGAAAAGTAATTGATTTAATTGGAACATTTAGTCCAAAAATTTTAGATAGTTTTGAATCTATGTTTTTAGATTTTGCTTCCGAAAAATCAAATGATGAGAGACCACAACAATTGTTTAGAAATGTTACTTATGATAAGTTCCAATACATCTTAAAAGATTTATCTGTTGTTAAAAAACAATCGGGTGATGATAGTATAGGTA